GCCGTGCGACTCACCGAATCGCTCGCGGCGTTTTTGGATCCGCTCAATTCATGGACGAAAAAGATCTTTCCCATCTTGATCCACCCTGGTGGAAGGCCGGGAACGTGAGTCTCGGACCGCCGGTAGTAGACGATGCCCCTTTCCTTGAGCTTGAGGAGAAACTCGGGCGCGTTCAGCCGCCGAAGGAACTCAGCATCTCGCGAGTTCGACATCGTCTCGTCAATCACCCACCGCTCCACTCGGTCCTCATGGTTGCCCTCAATGTAGTGGATCTGAGCTGAGGGAGCCGCCTCTTGGAGCTGATCGAGGAACCAGTTGCCATGGGCGATGTCATCCTGATAGCTGTAGGTCGTCTGGGCGATGTAGTTGGCCGCGTGGTGCTTGGCGAGGAATCCGCCACATTCTACTATGTCACCGTTGAGGATGATCTCATCCGGCGAGAGTCGGCGCACATCGCCCAAGAAAGCCTCGACGGCAGGGCGATCCATCATGGATCCGTGGACATCGTTTGCGATCAGCCTGACCGTCTCGGTTTTGACCCTTGGCCTCGGCTTGTATTCGTTTTTGATGGGAAACTTCGCCGCTCGCAGCGCATTGTATTCGTCTAGCGCATCGTCTCGATCCTTTCGCAACGCGGAAGCCTCAGCTCGGGCTTTGGCAAGTTCGGCCTGAGCCTTTACGACGCGGTTCATTGCGTCGGAGTCACTGACGAGGCGGTCGGAAAGATTGATTTCGTCGCTCATGGTTTAACGTAGGTATTGTTTGGCCGTTTCCGGTGACATCACGCATTCCTCAAAGTTGTCCGCCGACATTTCCACCCACTTGATGCAGTGCAGGCTTTTCGCGTGCCGACGGATTGTATCCTCGGAGACTCCCAGGTGCTGCGCGAAGTCCGCGACTCGGTAGCAGACTCCGCGCTTGATCTCATGGAGTCGTCTTCGGCAGTCTGAGCCTTGAGGTTTCTGCGGCATGACTCGCTTTTGATTTAGCTGGATGGCCTCTAGTTCGCCCTGCGTGTCCTCCTGTGGCCCTTTCATCACCTGCCCCGTCATGGACGCCCTGACCTCGGCAACCTCGGCAGATGTCACCGCTGAGAGGTTTTTGGAGATGTCGTAATTTGCCGCATTCGGTCGTTTCAAAATGCCTGCCAAAATTCTGTCTCTTTTTGCCTCGTCCATGATGTTATCGGTATCCGCCGGGATAGTCGGGAAAGTCGTCATCGTCGTCATCCTTGGTGCATTTGAGGACGAGGACAAAAGCCGCGATCATCAAGAGCGAACCGAAGATGGCGGATGGGATCATGCAAAAAGTCGAATGTGCGACCGGATCAGAGAGGTTTTCCGCTCTTGGATGTAAACGCCACCGCCTTCTCGGGATCCGCTTGTCGAGGTATTGCCCTCAACCGTCTTGACCATGCCGTTCTTTTCGTCCTCGATGGCGAGGCCGATGTGCGAGAAAGTAAAAATCACGATGTCCCCGGCCTTGATCTCTTGCTTCGGCTTGTGGAGCTTGACCGTCGGCCCTGCGTCCTCCTTTGCCCATCTTTCAAAGTCCCATGCGCCTGCGGTCTGCGGTCGTGGGAATGGCAGGTCTGCGAGCTTCTCGAGTTCGCGCACTCCCCAACAGATAAACGCGGCGCACCAGGCCCAGCCGGAACCTGGTAACCAGGTGGCGGATTGATACTCCTCGACGCGCTTGCCCCGGTTAGTGTTGACGGGCTGCTCGCGGACGCCCTCCTCGCGTTTGAGGATCCCAACGAGCTTTGCGGCCAGACTGTTTCCCGGCTGCTCAACCGCTGCTAGGCTTGCAAGGTATCGTTTGTAGGCATCGAGCGTCAGGTTGCCGGGATTGCCGTTCGTCGTCCCGTCGTAAAAGCCAACTGCGCGGAGGCCGTGCTGGATTAGCACGGCGTCAGGTTGCGCGAGGCTTTTAATATCGAGGCTCATTTTACCCGCTTCCGCTTTTCCAGCGCTGACATCACAATCCCTACAAGAGCGACCGCTGCGCCGATACCGGTCTGGAGGTCGGCTTGCGAGACAATGCCAGCTCCGGTTGCGTAGCCGCCAGCAATGGTCAGACCGTGGCGAAGGAGTAGACCAAGGAGAAGTTTCGTGTCCATGTCGGAGGACTCGACAAAACGAACGAAAAACGCAAGTTGAAATTCTGCTATGTTTTGTAGAGGGGTTTGACCATGGCCGCAAAAGCAGACCTAAAGACGACGATCTCGGCAGACATGACGGGATTCGCTGCGACGATGCGGCGAGCTGGAGGAGTGGCGAAATCAACAGGCACTAGCATAGGAAATTCTTTGGGTAGCGCCAGCAGTGCAATCGGCGGCCTTGTTAAAAGCGCAGGCGCTGCAACGATCAAGCTCGCTGCGCTTGGAGTCGCAGCGGCTGGCGTGGGACTTGTCGCCGGAATCAAAAACGCCGCTGATTTGGGCGGTAAGCTTGCTGATCTTTCGGCCAGAACAGGTATCGCAGCCGGAAAATTGGCAGTGATGGGAAGGGCTTTTGAAGATAACGGAGTCTCGGCTGACAAGATCGGCGGCGTCATCAACAAGCTCCAAAAGACAATTACCGATTTTGGGAATGGATCAGCCAGCGCATCAAAGCCATTTGCCGCTTTAGGCATCAAGTTTGAAGACATCTCAAGGCTAAATCCTGCTGCGCAATTCGAACTCATTCAAAGCAAGATTTCCGCGATTCAAGATCCTGCGCAGAGGGCTGCACTTGCGATGCAGATTTTTGGGAAGTCAGGCGGCGAGCTTCTCACGCTCTTTGCAGACGGCGAGGCGTTTGCAAATGCCGGGGCTTTCCTTGGGACCCAGGCCGAAATCCTTGATCGCTCCGCAGGATTGTTCGATTCGATCTCCGACAAGATGGCGCGAATTCCCGAAAAGCTTCAAGGCTTCTTTGTTGGGTTTCTCGAACCCATCGCTGGCGACATTGATGAGATCTTGACGAAGTTTGAAGCTTTTGACTTTGCGGCACTTGGGCTAAAGCTTGGCGAGATGTTTGCCGGAACCATTGACAACATCAAGGGAATGTTCCAAGCACTCAATCTTGGAGAGATATTTGAATACGCGGCCCTCAGTCTGCAGCAGGGCTTTATTGATGCAGTCAATTACCTCGCCAAAGGAATCTCCGCAGTTATCGAATCGATGAAAAGCGGCGAGCTTGGCTCCGTTTTTGAAACCGTTGGGATGAAACTGCGCCAGGCTTTGCTTTTGGCTGGCGCTGATCTTCTAGAAAGTCTGGAACCGATTCTTGGCGAAAGAGCAAAGGTCGCTGCGGATTACAATAGAGCATCAGCGGATTTGATTGATGCCGAGATGGAGGCCAAGGCCGCAGAAAAAGAAGGCGGTCCTTCGTTCTTTGAGCAGTTCAAGAAAAACTTTAAAGCGGCTGGCGATGTGATGAAAATGCCAGAAGAGGACGCTAAACGGTTTGGCGAGCTGGGCGACCGAATCAAAGAGGCCGCGGATCAATTTGCAAAGACGCGCGAAGAAGAAAAGGCTAAGCGCCAGCAGGAGGCGGACGCTAAAAAGGGACCCGCGCAGGGATCCCCCGCAACTCCTGCCGCAAGTCCCTACAGCGGCCCACAGATCGACGGCACTACCTACGGACCACCGCGACCCATGCCGGAACAATTCGGCCCTCCAAGATCGCTCATGTCATCGCGAGATGGGAGGCTTTTTGGTGAATCGGTTCGGCCCTCTAATCGCCTGTTTGGTCAAGCCGGAACGGCACTAGGAGGCGACAACGCCTTCTCGGCGGATCGCGCTCGGCTCGGGATTGCTTCCGGCTTAACAACTGGAGGACTTGGCGAAAAGCGCCGATTGAACACATCGGGAGATGACAAAGACGCCAAGAAGAATCTCTCAATCCAAGAGCAGCAAGCCGAATCCCTTAAAGAGATTGAGAACAACATTAAGTCAGCCGTAACTGTAAACTGATATGCCAACTCCCGCTTCAAAAGGAACCACATCCTTTCGCGATGTTTCCGTAGATTCCGACACAAGCCTCGGGGGCGCATCCACGCTGACCGTTACGAGGCGCGGCGTCGCGACATCACTGGCGGCCGAGGTCGCTAAATACAAGCTTGGCCAAAAAAATTCATCTTACCCGTTGATGTTCCTGCAATCGATATCGTGGCAGGAAAAAGGGCCAGTTGCTGATTTGGTTTTAAGTTATCAAGGATCGCTTTCCAAAAACGACAACGCCGTCAACATCTCCGACGACATTGCGGAGGAAAGCGTGACGCTCACAACCTCGACCGGCGAAAACGTAAATTTCCGTTACTTTGCGCAGACGACTGCTTACAGCTATATTGCCGAAGGTAAAAACGCGCCGACGCGGCCAAAGTATCCAGCCGTCGTGCCAAGCAAGCTTCCGGTTGGTCAATTGCGCCAGCCAAACCCACCCAATTACACTGGAAGCATTGCCCAATCCTACATGCTTGTGGGCATTCTCGTAGCTTTCCAACGCACTAGATTGGCAGAGGAGTCGTGGCAGGTTACCGAATCGTGGAAGAATCTCGTTGAGCCGACGAATCCGAACTGATGAGCTATAAATTCCCAAGCTTTAAATCGGGCAACAAAAGCTTTGCCAATGCGCTAAACGCAATCGTTGAAGCTGCGAGGCGGCATGGCGTCAATCCCGGCGGAAGACCTGGATGGATTGAGACAGACAAGGGCTGGATGCCTCCGTATATTTTTTCCGAACAAACGGTTGAATTTAGATGGGACTTGATACCTGCGCCAGCGGACGAGGGCCAATTTATTCTGCGATACCCAAGCGTCACCTATTCGCGCGAAGACATCGAGTCGGAGGTATTGATTACAAATGATCCAATGACTCTTGCCGACGGTGATTGGGTAATTGCAAAAATGGAAGGCACGATTGAAACATTTCTAACTACGCCGGAAATTACAATTGAAGCTCAGAGCACTTGGACTGACTTTCCATCCGCTTTTGAATTCGGCGCAGATCCATATGAGTGGGCGGCGACTAGGATTCCGATTTACAAAGTTGAAACTTTTGCAGAAGGAGAAGACAAAAAGGATGCGGTTGCTGTTGGCGAGGAGCTATTTGCTACAAAGCTTATCGGCCCATACCCAACGCTTGCTTTTACCCTTGCCGAGGTTCCAGGTGCAGGCAGGACGAGGGTCGTGCCCACTTTTGTATGATCACACCGTTTTACAATCGGTATCGGACAGCCTGGCCTTTTGCTGTGCCGGATACATTTGATACGATTGACACATCGGTGGAGCATCCGCCGTGGCATGTTCCCGGCGATTGGAAAACCCCGCCGCCAAAGGTGTGTGATCTTCTGACCGCCGCAAACTTCGACCTGACCTTTACATTCGACAGTCAACTGTTCAACGCCGAATATGGCACCATAATGCCTTCAATTGGTTCGTCTGGTTTTACGGGAAATTCTGGCACGTGGTTATCGGATATTTTCTTTATACGAACACAATTTAATGAAGACAATAAATGGGATACACCGAGAAAAGTGTTTGAGCGTTTTATTGATATTACCGAGCCGCACCCGTTCGTGGATTATGGCCTCAAGGGGTTTAGATACGTTAATGGAGCCGATATAATTAACGAAGGAGCAGACGTAGAAAGGAGCTATAATCTGGAGCTTACTATGCTCGTCCAAATCCCATATCCAGCCAAAGATCAAAATGGCGAGTTTATTTGGACGGTTAATAATATACTCCAAGCACAAGTTCGTGAAGTTATTTACCGCGCGGCTGATGGAACCCTTTTTCCGTCTCCATCAACGATCATCTGGCCACTGAATGTGGGATGTCGATATCTAGGAATCGATCACCTTGGACCTCAAGGGCATGGAGCGGGGGGCTGTATGCCGGTTGCTGAAATCTCGATCTTGAGTCATTTTCCACCCTGACCCAGAAACTCAAGTTTTGGGATAGTATTCTGCGCGGAGATATGCTCCTTTCGAATCTTCTCAACGTCAGGAATCTGGATTTGCGCGTTTAGCCTTGCGAACTTGTCCCAGCTCTCGCGCTCCATGTTGTAGCTCCATGATTGCTCCACGGCGCGGCTCAGCCTGGTGAAAGCCACAGCGGCTCTCCATGATGTGACGCAAGCAGCAGCGAGCAGAATGATGGCGGCGGTCACAATGGGGTTGACCTTGAGCGCTTTCGCGAGCGTTATAGCTGCGTCTTTCATGGTCAGGAAATCACCCTCCAAACATTCTCCGCGCTGCGCCAAATGTGAATTGCCCTGTCCACGTTCGTAAGCGTGATCGACCCGACACTCCCTGAGTTAATCAGTGTCACGGTTGGAGCTGCTGCAATTGTAAGGCTGCCGCTCCCTTTTCGGTTCACGATCCAAAAGTTAGAGTTTGCAGTCCATGCGGAGGTGATTTGTGCTGGGATGGTAATGGTTGAAATGGTGCTTGTGGCCTCGACGTAAGCGTAGTTATGCGTCTCGACGACTAAGTTTAAATTTGCGCTGACCGTAACTACTGAAGAGGGAACGGTAGAGGAGCTTGCGTCGATTTTCCTCAACGTCCAGACTTTCTGATTTGTCGATGCGTTGTAGTCGTCAGGGCGGATAATGCTTGGGGCATTCTCTGCATTTGTGCCGGCAGTGAGTTGATACACTCTCAAGACGTTGGCCGTGTCCGCGTCTGCAAAGACCACGGCTTTCCCGACCGTCACGCCCACGGTTGGGACTTTATCGAGATCTGCCGATGTGCCTCCGATCTGGCTTGTCACGGTCGGAAGCCATTCAATGCCGCTTGCCTTGAGCAGGTATTGCGTGGGATCTCCCGCATTGGTTGGCGTTGCCTCATCGCCAAAAAGAATATCGTGGTAAATCGTAAACTCCACCGGATCGACCGAGCTGCGAAATCCGCCAGACCCTCCGAGCTGATAGGTCAATTCAAGGCTGCATGCCAAGCTCGCGATGTCGTTTGCGGCGTTTGCGTCATCTCGGCCCAGGGCTGTGTTTACCTGGTTTGTGTTAAGGTCCAAATATCCAGTGTAAGTAAAGGCGACCGCGTCGTGCGTCCACGTTTCGTTTGATGCCAGCAAAACGCCATCGGAATAGTCGCCCTCTTCCTTGATGCCGATCTTGATTACAGTGCCGCCTGCTAGATTTTCCGGAGTCCACGTTGGCGCTTCAACAATCGAGGTTGTGGCCGTTGGGTCTGAGCTTCGCCCAAAGATGAGCTTCACCTCGGTCGCGCCATCTCCGGCTTTTCCGCCCAGGCCAGTAATGACAGAATCCTGCCCAGGTGCGGCAACTAGGCGATCAACGCGGAGGTCGTAGAAGAGTTTCATGATTTATTTGGCGATGATGGCCTCGCGGCGTTGGGTGGTGATGATTTGAGCGGCGACGAGGGCGTCGAGTCCTGCGACGATGCGCGAGTCATCGCTCCAGATTTCGCTGCGCCACGTTGCGAGGATTAGCCGAAGGGCTGCGATTGTAGGATCGGTCGAAACGGAAATTGCGGCGGTTTCGGCCAGCGTGAAGGACTCAAGGAAATGAGCGGAGTCCTGCCAGATTTTACGGGCTGCGACGGCTTCGGCTTTTTCTGCTAGATCTTCCTCTGCTGCCTCGCGGTGAGATTCGATCTCTTCCAGCGTTGGGATGGATCCGCCGTCTCCTGCGGTGATCAGATCACCGTCTACGGTCCAGCCTCCACGGTTCGGGAAGGCGAATGCGAGAATGTCGTGGATTGAGATCATAGGTCAAGGGATTCGGTGGACGCGCATGGTCATCCCTTTAAGAAGTGTGATACCTGTGCCGGAACCTTCGGACCCTGCACGAAACCGGACGGTTTCCGCATTGGGTCCATTTATAAGCGTTAAGGTTACCCGTATCGGGAGGTAATCTGTATTTCCGTCAGCTTGGGTCAGAACCGTATTAAACGAGGTCGCCGCTACTACCGTTCTGCCAGTATTGACCGCGTTCCAGTGTTCTAGAGTGTATTTTACGTCGGTGGGGCTATCGGGTCCGGTGAAAGAGATTTTAAGACCGGACCCAGCCGCGTTACCAACGCGGAACCCCACAATCTCGATGAGTATCTTTTCGTCGGCGGCGACAGAGCAAGAGAGACCCGTGACATTACTGACGGTTCCCGAGCTATCAGCGAAGTCGGTTGTCCGCATGTATGTCTCTTGCGGAACGCGAGCAAGCAGGGTTGTGAGGGTTGCACCTACGGTGCTGCCGCCATAAACAATGTTAGAAGCAAGTAAGCCGCCCCTAAAAGCGCTCCCCTCAAGTGTTGCGTAAAAGTCGATTGCATTCGCGCCACCAAAACCCGTTTGCACTTCGCACCACTTAGTGGTCCCGCCGCTGACGCTTCCGTTGGTTCCCGATCCACTGCTGTATCCCGGGTTTGTCGAAAACGCCGAAAAGTAGCAATGCTGAAAATCAAATTGGGGAGCGTTGCCGCCGTTGTTGTCTCCAGAATGCGCGTTACTGCCGGACAAGTTGACCGTTAAAGCTACGGAGTGATCGCTGATCAATCTTAGGTCATATGGCGTTTTTCCGGCTGGACTTTCTTCGGTGGCTTGAGTTCCTGACCAATCAATGGTTAAACTGCTGGAGTCTTTCCCAAGGCCAACAATCCGCACGGTTTCGTAGCTCCCACCTTCTGGAGCGGTTGAATAATGGGTTACTGTATAGCTGCCGCTCCCAAGCTCGAAATTTCTCGCCCCATCATCCCACGCCGCTTGTGCTGTCAGGTATGGCAAGGACGGGTTTCCGATCGTGCCTGTCGTGTCATTGCCACCAGACCGCACATAGGCGATGCCAGTTCCGGTGATGGACGATCCGCCTCCCGCAGGAGTTGCAAAAGTAGGGGCGGCAGATGCACCATTACTCTTTAGGTAAGTCCCGTCCGCACCAAGAGGAAGTTCGACGATCTGTCCGCTACCATTGGAGTGGAAAACCTTCCAGTTCCCAGCGGTGTGGTCTGAGGTTGAGGTGATTGCGTGGCTGCGGTCGTGCAATCTAGAGTCGTTGGTGGCGACGTAATCGGTTCCGGCAGTAGCTTGAGCGACGGTTGTTCCGTTACCTTTTAGGAGTCCTGTGATGTTTGTAGTCGTGGACGTTGTAACCGTATTTGGTCCTGCAGCCCCGGTCGCGCCTGCTGCTCCAGCGGCCCCGGTCGCCCCACGAACATCAACGGCATTTGCGATAAGTGCTACAAGCCCCGTAGTGCCGACATAAAGCCCAGTTGCAGGCTTGGTTCCGGTCCCTCCCTGCCAATCCGCGACTTGCAGAACCCTGCGCTCACCATCGGACACAACAGCAAGCACAGGACTCCACCCGTTGGTCCCGCCGCTGCCGCCAGTGGTCTCCAACGTCTTTGTCCGTGAGGCAAGTTGGTCGAGGGCATCCTTTACCATTCCGGGGTCAGCACCGCTGGTCCAGTTTGCTAGGGTTGTGGGGGTGTAGGTAAACCCATCGCCAGCCTCAACTGTGCCTTGAACCTTGAGATTGAACGCCCCAGGGTCGCTGGGGGTGTTCCCGAGGTATGCCCCACCGCCTGAGTAAATAGTCAGGCGATCAAGGCTATTGGAGAGGAACTTGAGACTTCCAGCTCGCTCGTTGGCAAAGCTCATGCCCCCCGCTGCATCGCAATACACATACCCAATTCGGTTTGCTGACCCGTCATAAAGCTCAGTCAAGTTAAACCCAGTCGCTCCATTCCCGGTTCCAATGAACCGATTTGTGCCGTAGGTACTGAAGTCAGGAAACTGCAGTTGAGCCTTTGCGCCTGATGCTCCACGAACCGAACTTACTGTTAGGTTAGTAAGAGTCGCGGCCGTATTAGGGGCGATGTAATCGGTCCCGGCCACCGCAACGTCGAGGCTATTGCTCGCGGATTTGAGGATGCCGGTTAATCCGCTGGTGGCGGTGTTTGTTGTAAGTGTCGGCTCAGCGGCTCCGAGGACGGAAATCGATGCTGAGATCGCGCCGCTGTTGATGGCTACGTCGATGCTTGGCGATTCGACGATGGCTGAAGACTCAGCGATGTCCGAACCAGGCTCCACCCAATCGAGGTGGCCTTGCAGTCGGAGTAAGATGTCACTGCCTTCGGTCGCGGAGATGTCCACCCAGTATTCGGTTTGCAGATGCGCTTGGACATCTTCCAAGGTCCAGCCGGAAGCGAAGGCCGGGACGGTCGCGGCATCGGTAGGGATGTTGAGCGTGATGACCTGCCCCGCGACAGTCAGATTCGACTCGCCGGAATCAGTCCCGAAAATTCGCCGAATCGTGCCCGATCTGGCGCGCATTCCAAAGGCCACGAATTTGCCCGTCATCGAAAACTCCGCGCCAATCGAAAGCGTCAGCCGGAAAGGAGCGCCCTGAGGAAAATAGAATTTGGGCAGATCGGCGACGCCGGAAATGACGGGAAAGTCAGGCATGCCGATGACTGCACAAAACGAACGGGATTTTCAACTTGATTTTGCGCGGCGTTTTGTGGAGTCCTCCGGCATGCTCAGATTGCGATACGACGACAAAGGACAGGTGCGCGGATTGCCTGATGCGATTCGCCCCGGCGACAGTCTGAGCGTCGAGCTAATCGCGGATCATTTGGAGATTGCCAGTAGTGATACCTTGAGCTTGTCCCTTGCGCTGGAAAAGCCCGTTCCGATTGCGTCTGGCGATTGGTCGATCACCTGGGGCGCTTCAACCGTCGAGCTTCCCGCTGCCGGGATTGACGCGCATTTGCTGGGCCTCGCGCTGAATCGACTTTCTGCGATTGTTTCCGCTGGCGGTGTGGATGTGACCGGTAAAGATGGCCTTTTTACAGTCACGTTCCGCAGTAACGGAGCGAGGGCGGATTTTACCATTGCGCATTCGGCTTTCGGCACGATGACCAATCGTGCGCTCACGTTGATTGCTGGCGGAGCTTCTAACGTTGAGACGGTCGAGATCGACTTGACGCTCCAGACGCTCGTAGCGGTGACGAGCGCGGCCAACATTAGCGAGGCTGCGGTCACGGTGGCGAACATCGCAACAGGAACCGTAAGCGTTGCGCAAAATGACCGCATCACCATTTCAAGGTTGCCCGATGCTGGCAAGTTTCAGATTCGGACCGCAAACGACGCGGCGACAATGTGGCTTTCGGCGGATGTTTCGACTTACCAGATCCAAGCGGCGCTTGACGACATCGAGCCGGGGGAATTCCTGGTGACGAGAGACGCCACCGGAGAGACGATCAAGATCGAGGTCAAGCGCACAGCCGTGGGAGTGAATCCTGCGATCACGGTTTCCGAGACGTTTATCGGCCCAATCGGCGTGACGATGACGCTGGACACTTCCAAGGTGCTGCGATTGCTCGACGCGGCCAGCGTTGCACTGCCAACTGCGGCAGTCCTGACCTTCTCGCGCGGGACGGAGACGCAATTTTCGCAATTGGTTACTTTGGCTCCGGTATTGTTGAGCCACGGGCAACCTGTTTGACGGTTCCAAAAAATGAACGAGGCGGCACTTGATCGGTATTACCGGGGGACTCTTCGGCACTTAGAACGGGCCTTTCGATTCCAGCGCACGATGACCGCGCAGGAATGGTCCGAGAAGGTCCGACGCATGGAAGGCGGGAGGCGCTTTCGCTTCGACTTCGCGCCCTATCAGCGCGAGATGATGGAAGCGCCCTACGATCCACGCGTGCAGATGACCGTTTATATGCTCGCGAGCCGCATGGGCAAAACCGAGGTGGTAATGAACCAGATCGGCCACAGCATCGCCGAAGCGCCTCGCCGCGTTCTGGTCATGTATCCGACGATCTCGCAGACTGAGAAGTGGAGCAAAGAGACGTTGATGGGCGAGCTGGTCAATCCGACGCCTGATCTGGCCTCGCTGATCGGCGACGATTCTGGCCGGCGCAAAAGTGGGAACACGATTTTGCACAAGCTTTTCCCTGGTGGCCTCGTAAATGCCTTCGGTTCCAATGCCCCAGGTGAGATGCGGAGGGCAAAGGGAAACTTCCTTTTTGCCGACGAAATTGACGCCATCGAATCGACGGAATCAGATGAAGGCGACCCGCTCGAAATCTTCTGGGTCCGAGGTTCCGAATATGCGGACACAATCAAGATCGCCGCGAGCTACCCATCCGTGAAGGGCAAGAGCAAGATTGAGGCGCTGATGCTTCAATCTGATTGGCGAGTCTGGATCGCGCCCTGCCCACATTGCGCCAAGGAATTTGTCCTGCATCGCCGCCAATTGAAATATGACCGAGACAAGCCCGAGCATGCATGGATTGAATGCCCCGAGAGCGAGTGTCGAATTTCCGATGCGGAGCGCATGGAGATGATTCGCAAGGGTCGATGGCAGGCAACGCGACCGTTTAACGGAATCGCTGGCTTTCACGGCTCCCGCATGATGTCGCCACATCCTCCCCAAAAGGGCTTCGCGAGCCACTTGCATTGGGCTGCGGTCGAGGAGCTGAAGATCGAGGCGGCAGACAATCGCGAGAAGGCCAAGCGCGTGCTCATTAACACGTTTGATGCGGAAACCTACCAAGCCCCAGAGGAAGAGATGCCGGATCCGGTGGGCCTTGCTCAGGAGGCTTACGATTATTTGGAGCGCGTGACTGAAAATCAGTTCAAGATTCCCGCTGGAGTGCTGGTCATCACCGGAGGCTGCGACGTTCAAGGCGACCGCCTAGAGTTTGAGTTTGTGGGCCACGGAGTCAACGGCCAAACGTGGGGACTAGGGTATCACATTTTGAGCGGGGGCACGATGGAGCCAGAGGTTTGGCAAAAGCTCGATGCGCTGCTCCAGACCGAATTCCTCCACCCATGCGGGAAGGTGCTGAGAGTCGCCTCCGTATTCATCGACTCCAAATATCGGCAGGCCCAGGTGCTGGCCTTTACAAAGGTCAGGCAAGCTCGCGGAGTCTTTGCCATCTTCGGCTCGACCGTGCTTGGCAAGCCGATTGTCTCGCAGCCCAAGAGGGAAAAGCGAGGGACGTTCTTTGAAATCGGCACGCACGAATGCAAGAGCATGATCTACCAGAACGCGGCACTTCGCCAAGATCGCAAATCTTCCATCTATCCGCATAATTACATGCATTTCCCCAGCGGCCATGGGTATACACCCGAATATTTCCAGCGCCTGCTGATCGAGAAGGTGACGCTGAAGAAAGGACAAGACGGGAGCTTTTACGAGTTTTTCGACAAAAAGGACAAGCGCGACCGGAACGAACCGCTCGACGTTCGCGTCTACAACATCGCCGCCGCGAAGAAGCTCGACATTGCCTTTGCCACGATTGCCAAAAAATACGCTGAATATGCGGCCAAGAACGTGCCAGATCGAGGTAAAGAGCGCGAATATACGCTCGATTTCGTAGCCGATTGACCAAAAGCCCTTGAAATCGGGCTTTGTTTTGTCGAGGCATCGACATGGCAGCATTACCCTCCCGCGCTTTCTGCGGCGAATCTATCGAATTTACGGCAACCGTAACGTCAGGCGCTACGGGATCAGCTCATTTTCGCAGCATTGACACGGGCGAGGTTGTCACGGTTCCGCTGTCCATATCCGACACGACGGCGACCGCGACCTATGCGCCGGAAAAGACGGCCAACCTGCCAGCCGGGATTTACGTCGTTGCTCTGACGCTTGAGGTGGCCGGGATTCGGTCGGTTGAGTCTATTGGCAATATCACGCTACAGGCCCCGCCGGATCGCGCTCCGCTGCCGAGCCATGCGCGGAAGATGGTCAGGGCTTTGGAAGCGCATCTTGAGGGCCGAATCAGCGATGACGAAGGCCGAGGGCTTGAGACTTACACGGTTGGCGGCGTTCCCATTACCAAGATCTCCTTGATGGACGCTCGCGAGCTTTTGACCAAATACCGCCGCGACCTCGACACGGAGATCGCCAAGGCTCGCGCTGATGCAGGGCTTTCCAACGGTCGAACCATTTACTCCCGCTTTGAATGAAACCTCTCCTCTACGGCCCCAACAACAAGCCCATCCGCACTCGCAATTTTGACGCGGCAAAAGGCACGCGATACACTAACGACTGGGTTGCCGGGACAGGCCCAGCCGACAACGCCATAAAGCAGGATGCCAAGTCTTTGCGCGACCGTGCGCGGGATTCTGAGAGAAATGATGGCTACATCGAGGGCGCGTTGATGGCTTTGGAATCCAACGTGATCGGCCAGCATGGGATCCGCATGAAATCGCTCGCCCGTCGAGCAGATGCAAGGAGCAAAAAAGGCTTATCCAACAGCGCCGACAACAACGCGAGAGCAAAGGTCGAGGAGGCTTGGGAGGATTTCTCGCGCCGTGGCAATTTCGATGTCACCCGCCAGTTCTCACGCGCCGCTTTCGAGCGTCTTGCCTTGCGCTCTGCCGTTCGCGATGGTGGCTTTTTGACCCGCACCATTGAAGGCTTTCCGAAAAACGATTTCCGCTTTGCTGCTCAAGGCATCGAGATCGACGCGCTCGATCCACACCACCGGAACGATGCCGCCCGTATCTACATGGGCGTCGAGTTTGACGAGTGGGACGAGCCGATTCGGTATCATCTCCGCAAGATGGACCCGAAGAGCGGTCGCTACACTCGCGAGACGTTCGCGGTCGGTGGTGACAACATGATTCACACCTTCCTTGCTCGACGGATCAACCAAAGCCAAGGCTATTCGTGGCTGGCCAATGCCCTCCTTCGCCTTCGCCATCTTGCGAAGTTTGAGGAAGCCGAGGTAATCGCGGCCCGAATCAGCGCAAACAAGCTAGGCTTTTTCAAACAGACCGGAGAAGCGCAGTATACTGGCGACGAGGACGACGACGGGAAAGCCATTGCACCTTCCGCACCTGGCACGTTTGAGACGTTGCCCCACGGCGTCGAGGCCCAGATGATTGACCCAGCGCATCCGAATAGTGCGATGCCTGACTTCCGAAAGGCTATTCTGCGCGGCGTCTCCCCGGGCATCTACGTCAATTACAACACTTGGGCGCAGGATCTTGAGGGGGTTTCGTATTCGTCAATCCGGCAGGGCGTGCTTTCGGAGCGCGACATTTACAAGATTCTCCATTCGTGGTTCATCGACACTTTCGAGATTCCGCTTTTCGAGCGTTGGCTACGAATGGCTCTTCTAATGGGTAGGATTGAGGGCTATACCCTCCTTGATTTCGACCGCCTCTCCCATGTCGAGTTTTCCGGCAGGACGTGGACCTGGGTCGATCCTGTCGGCGACATTGAGGCCATCGAGCGGGAAATTGCCCTTTCGCTGAATTCTCGCGAGCGTGCGGCGAAAGATCGCGGTCTCAACATCGACAAGATTATTGCCGAGAATGAGGCGGACAATGCCAAGCTAGAGGCGGCAGGGCTGTCTACGGCAATTGGCAAAGCGCCAGCACCTCCCGGTAACGTTTAAAGCTCGCCCCAGCACTTCCGAGGAACCGAGGAGATCACGCTCAAGCAATCCTCTTTTTCGGCGTCGGTCATCATTGAGCTTTTAATCCGCGCGGCGATCTCGTCGAAGAGGACATTTTGCGCGGCCATCAGCTCGTCAACGTTGGCCAGTTCTCGACGCTTTCGAGCATTGTCCATTTCCAGCCCCTCTGCGCGTGCTGTAGCCTCTCGCGTCCTTGCCTCCTCTAGGGACATTGCGCCCTCACTGCGAGCTGGTGGAGGGCGAAGCTGAGCGATCTCAAAGATGTCGTAGAGCTTTGCGCCTTTGTCGCCTTCTTCGAATTTCAATCCCAGGTGCGAGGCGCGTTTTTCGACCGTCTCGCGGTTGGTGCGAAACATTGAGGAGAGCGCCTTGATTGAGAAGCGTTGCATCACCTTCTTCTTCCCGAATGAGCCTGTGCGCGTTTGGCGATCTTGTCCGCGATTCGCTGGCGCATCTTCGCCGCGCTTTTATTGACGCCCTCCTGCAATGCTGGAGTGAGGACTTTGCTCGCGTGATCCATGTCAACGCCTTCAATCGTAAGTTCAATGGCCGGAATCAAAATCGTGCCTTTGTCCTCCGCTCCTGCGTTTTCGATCTTCTTGCGAAGCGATGCGACCTTTGCGCCAAGATCCTGCGCCATTTTCAGAAACAGCGATTTGCTGTATTTGATCGCGGAAATGCGACGATTGTAAAGACGTTCGGCCTCCCTTTGGTTTCCATTGCCGCGAGTAAATCCGGCCTTTGCTGCTAGCGCGTTAAAAAGCCCGGTTTTCAGATTGGGAATCGACGATTTCTTTGCTGCCGTTGCTGACTGATTGGCTTTGAACGCAACATCGATTGCTGTTGATTTCACAACGGTTTTCAAATCTCGCGACGATTCCTTCTCGTATGCCTGCAATGCAGCCATAAACTCGCGAACGTCTACCGATGCCGTTATTCTGTCCATACTCAACTAAACCACGCTTCCGCATGTTCGCCAAGGATCTCCTGCATCTTTGCCGATGCGCTCCTGCCTGGTGGCACAATGTCGCAACCTCGCTCGAAAAGGTCAGCGTTGCGCAACTGCATACCGATACAGAGCGGCAGTTCGTCCATGTAATAAGCCCAAGTCTGGCCGGGGAGCTTTGCCGCTACGGTGGAAACGTAGTCAGCATCGCTCCCGATCACTCCCCCACGTTGGAGGTGTCGCGACCACCGGAGGGAGATTCGACGGATGCGGAGACGGTCTGGATGTCCTCGCAGATCATGTTGAGAAGCTGCACGGCCTCGATCTCTTCAGAGCCTCCGATCTCGCCGCCTTCCTTGTCCCACCATGCCATCATTTCAATGATCGCTTGATCTCTATTCAGACAGGCACGGGCAACGCGGGAATCCTCAACGGAGCAGAGCCAGACCACCATAATCGAGTCGAGCGTGATTTGGTCCCAGACTCCGTTTTCATCCGGCCTTGCGCGACCAAGGAAGAGTGAATTGCCCATGCATCGCGCTGCCGTCGAGCGGGATTTGGAAAACGGTTTAAGGGCCTTTCCCTTGAACTGGTATGACCGGCTGCGTGCTGCAACTACGTCAGGCGTCACGCTGTTCTCTTTTTCGATGTCTTCGATGGTAATTTCGCTCATGCTTCTTTCTTGGTTATTTGACCCATCTGCGGGCTAGTTTCTCAAATTGTGGACCTTTCGGAATGACCAGCGGAAAGCCCTCGCGCTCGATCTTGATTGCGGGATTGGCGGCTTTCCAGATGTCTTTAAGCTCAAGGTAATTGGCCACCCATGCCTTTACCCAAGCGAACATGGCAGGCATCCAGATGGCGTCGAATCGTTCAGCGATCTTTCCGCCGTTGCGCCTTCTCACGGCGTTGCGGATAACATCGGGCATGTCGGAGAGCATTTGGGCGGCGCGCTCTTCTTGGTCGGTTACGGCACGCATCCCGATTGCGAATTTGCCGTCGGCGAATGACTTGATGTGCGCTATGGCACAATAAACGTGCAGCAATTCCAGATCGTCGGCGATTTGCTGCCAATCATCCTCTGTCCTTGCGCTGATCATTCGCGCAGGCAGTGCTGCGGCTTCGGTCATGTCCTGCGACGGATCCCGCCAGACCTTGGCGAGCGACAAAGGGCCAACGGTCTTGTTGTCGAGGTGGTAGCTGATTGTTCCCGGCTCGTCTGGATCGTAGGTCACGCCCTTGGAATAGACGTTAGAGACACCTGGAGTTCCAGGTTCAAGCTCGACGCCAGCAGTGACACAAGCCGCGAAGAAGCGCGGACATTGCGTTGGGATGATATTAACTCCCGCCCCTTTCAGTTCACTCATCCTCAGGTGATATCAGGATGCTTGGTGAAGTTCACCGTGGCCGTTGCCAAAGCGCCTCGCGATTGACTGATTTCAATGTCATCCATGTAGAAACCGCCGGCAGTCACGCCGTAGCCCGACACCGAATTTGAGATAACTTCGGCAGTTCCGAATGCGACACCAAGCACCCCAGAAAGAGCGGAAGTGTTAATTTCTCCCGTAATCGTGCAGGTCGAAGCCGCGAGGAAGTTGTAAACGAAACCAGTCGGCGATCCGCCTTTGTCTTCGATGAAGATCTTTTCGTTGGTCCAGCCTTGGCGGAAATCGGAGATGTTGATCGCCGTTTCCACAGCGACGACGCCTTTGATCATATTGGTTGCAGAGACAAAAGTAGGAGTGGGCATGGCTCAGATGGGTTGGATTGTGGCGACAAGAGAATAGGTAACAATGCGGTCGTTTTCGTTCTCGACCGAGCGAGCTGCGCCGATCATTTCGACGGCTTGGCCTCGCGGCATGGAAAAGGATTTAGCTGAGTAAGCGGAAACCGTCTGCTTTGCAGAGTCGGCATTGCCGATCATTTCGCGCATAAGTTCGCGCTGTTGTGCATCGAGGTTGCGCGTCTCGATGTCAATAGAGATTGGGAACATGTTCGTTCCGATTGGCTCCTCTGCCCCAGTTTCGGCCTTGATGCCGATGGACGTTCCAACGCGCTCCTCGGGCTTGCTGGAGGTCGCGATGACAATACCAGGGAAGGCATCACGGAAAACCCGTGCGATGCTATCCTCGACTCGCTCTGCGAGGTCTGGGGTGGTATCAATCATTGGTCAGATCAATGGAAACGATTCGTTCGCCTTCGGGCTTGATTGCCGTGATGCGATATTTCTGTCCTTGGTAAAAGACGGGCGCTTGTTTGCGCGGCGTCGTGCCTCTGTTTAGGATGGTTGCGGTGAGCGTGCTCTCGCGGTTGTCGATTCCGAATTCGCTTGCCTCAAACGAGGTGTCGCCTTGCTCGATAATTGCCCTCATTTTGATGCCATCGATTTCGATCATCTTGCCTTCAAACGCGATCAGATCGGCAAGAGCAGCTTGATGATCGAGGGTTGCATAGCTCATTTTAGGATGGCTTTGACTTTGGCGGTTAGGCTGGCGTCGAGACCCTCGGCAATAAATGCCGTGAGGTTCTTCCGCTCGTCCTCGATGACCGTCTCTTTGTCCGGTGTGCCGTTGAGCATTTCAACAATGTCAACGATGCGCTGAATGCGGTTGACCCTGTCCGCAGTCGCACCAGGGGAGGGAAGAGGCGGAACCTCCCCCGGTGCGTCGTCTGCTTTCGCGTTCGAATTTACTGCGGGCATGAGCGGGATTGTTTAGCAGACCACCGTGTAGGTGAAGCTAGTTCCAACATTGGAACCGCCTCCCGTCTCCACGCTTTGGTTGACGGCGATATACTCACCGACATTCTGGCCAAGCTCGAAATCAACGTAGCCAGCGGCGAAACCGGTATCTCCGGTGATTACGTAGGTGGCAGTCGGATCAGCTTCGGAGGCAAGCGCTCCAGTCGCTCCGCTCTTGAGCGTAAGCGTGAGGGTCTTGGTGGCGACGAGGATGGTGTTGGCAGGCCACGAAGCGCGGAGCTTCATGCCTTCGCGATGCGGTCCAGCAGGCCCGATGTAGATTTCATCGGTGTCGTTGTTGGCAGCGGCAGCGGGGAGCGCCTTGGTAACGCTGAGAAGAGCGTCTGCTTTGTTCCGGCGATTAACTTTTTGTGACATGATCGTAGGTAGTTGGGGTTGTCAGGATGGGTTAAATCAGACCGTCTCCGCGTTGGAAAGGTTGATGGTTTGATAGATCGGAACGCCTTGATACTCTTCCGGCATCGGAGCGGGAGCGCCGATGGGCGAGTAGGTGGTGCGGCTGACCTGGAGCTGCTCGATGGAGCGAGGCGTTGCGAAGATCGCGTTGGGGTTCATACCCAGTTCGCGCGCTTGGCGGAATGCCTTCGCAAGGAGGGCATCGGTCAGACCCTTACCGGAATCAGTTCCGATGTTCTTGATGCGGATCGCACGGTTCTTGTTCGCGAGGCGGGGAGCAACGCGGCCAGAGATCCAGTTTTGAAGGCAGCGGAGGCTGTTGCCGCTACCGTCATGCACCGTTTCCTCAGTCCAGTCTTCACCGAAGAGCAGGGTGTTGTCGTTGCCGTAGACGTGGTCGCATTCGCCTTGCAGGAGTTCCATGATCCAGACCGAGCTTTTTGCGGTCGAGCCGGTAGCATCGACAACGTGCGTTGCGGCGCTGTTGGACTGAGCGAGGAAGCCGGGAGCGGCCTTCGCGTCAACGCTTGCTTGAGTCGTGCCAGCATACCATTGCTGGAATGCGATGTGGCTCAAGACGGCCTTGGTGACTGCGCGAGCTTCGGCGGTCAGAACACGAGCGGGATCCTTGCTGGCGTTAAGCACGCCTTGGATGTCCACGTTAATGAACTGCTCGATGATCGAGGTTTGGAAGATGCGCGAGGCGAACGTTCCCTTTTTGGCGCTCGTTCCTTCGTTGGCATTCCGGTATCCGACGGAGGGATTGCCAGTCTGGATCGAGAGCGTCACGGTGTCGCCGGAGATGGTATCAACCGGGAAGACTGCGATTTCGGGATACATCGCGACGACTTCCTCGACGATGGGCATACCGATGCCCTCATCGATGGCGAGCTTGTCAACGAGAGTCACGGATCCGGTCAGGGAGCGGTGAAAGGGAGTCTGGCTCCCGCCGATGTAGTTGCGCGAAAACTCGCGAGCTTCCGAGTAGGTGGGGACAACGATGTTGCGGCCACGGTCACCCAGCGCACGCTTGGCGTTCTCGGCCCAGGTGCTTTGCAGGTATTGGCGAGTGCCCTTCTTGACGGGTTCGCTGACGATTTCGACGCGACCAGCGGAGTAAGCGGGGTTTTCGGTTTTCATAGAGTCGAGGAGTTGGCGTTTGTAATCGTCAATCGAGAGACCGCTTTCAATTGCCTTGGTGATCTCAGCCTGGTTGCGGCGGAATCCATTACCGCATTCGGTAATTTCGGCAGCGCGCTTGCGATCTTCGGCGATGGCGCGAGCTGCTTCTTCCTTCGCAAGTTGGGCGATTTGGAGTTTGTTGAGTTCGCGCTCGACTTCAGCAGCCGCGCGGACTTCGTTCTGGGCTTCCGCCGGGGCAGTCGCAGCGGGAGCCGTTGCGTTGTCGGCACGTTGTTGGTCTTGGTCTTGGTTTTCCATAGTGATGGAGGTTGAAAGTTCAGCGGCTCGTTGGCCGAAGATGGAGGATGCGTCACGGACTCCAGCGCCGTCGTCGGCGGGAATGGAAACGAGGGAGATCTCAAAAGGTTCCCAATCCATCACGCGGTAGGTCTCTTTGCCGCTTTGCTTGTCGCGCTTTTCCATGACAAGGGCATGGACGCGGTAGCCAACGGAAATCTTGGAGCGGATCCCGTCCTTAACGTCCTGGAAGATTTCCTCGCCTTTAGCGGATCGCGAAAATCGAACGGTCGCGGCTCCAGCTTTTCCGTCGATGCGAGCGGATTCGATCACGCCGACTTGTTCGCGGGGATCGTGATCGAGCAGCAAGGGCGCGGAATTGTTCAGCCGCTTGAGGCGAACGGACTTTGAGCCGTGATCAAGAATTTCGACGCCCCAGGAGCGTTCGACTTGATCGGTTTCGGTCGAAAAGACAACATCTACCGTGCGCTCGTCCTCGTTAATCGAGGAACGCGACAGGTCGAAGGAACGGACCTGCGGTGAGAATTGTTTTTGTGTGGCTCTCGACATTGCGAGAGACAGCACAAAATGAAAAAGAAACGCAAGAGGATTTTTACATCTGCCAATTACCTAGCAGGGAATGCGCCGGTGATGTGGCTAAAAAGCCTTGATTGCGCAAGGTTTGCACGGTTTTGCCCATTGCTCGGAAAAGTGCGATTTCAGAGCGAGGCCGAGGTTTTTTGCCGATTCTTGCGTCTCAATAGGCTGGCAATCTGGTGTCCTCTTGGGGGCTTATTGCGACTAGCGGAATGGCTCGCGACGACCC